CTTTGTATATTTGGGTAAACGAATAAGCAATGCTAGAAAAAGCCGAGCAAACGTATTCTGATTATCCAGAGGCGGTTAGAAATAACGCTAAGAGAGTTTTGAAATACGTTGAGGAGAATGGCTGGGGACCTTGCGGAACGCCAGTAGGCAAGCAAAGAGCCAACCAGCTAGCAAACGGCGAGCCAGTTTCGGTCGATACGATTAAAAGAATGTTTTCGTATTTAAGCCGTCACGAGGTTGACTTAGAAACTTCAACGTCTTATGGAGAAGGATGCGGATTGCTTATGTACGATGCTTGGGGGGGTAGGGCTGCTTTGACTTGGAGCAGAAATAAATTAAAGGAATTAGAAAAGACTAGCGATATGGGTTTTGTAAAAAAAGGATTAAATCAAGGCTTTGCGGATGCCGATATGAAACAAGGAATTGTTTCTGGCTACTTTGCTGTTTTCGGTAACAAAGATTTGGACGGCGATATAATCGAGCCAGGCGCGTTTACCAAGACAGTAATGGAGCGCGGCCCACAAGGAAAGCAATTGATTAAGTATTTGCTAGACCACGACAAAAACAAAGTTGTCGCAAAAATCACCAATCTTTACGAAGACAATAAAGGCTTGCGTTACGAGGCTAAAATTGGAACGCACGCAGCTGGCCAAGACTTTCAGAAAATGATTGAAAGTGAGCTAATCAATCAGCATTCGTTTGGCTTTAGAACTATTAAAGAGCAGTTCGACCAAGAGGCCAAAGCTAACCTAATTAAAGAGGTAATGATGTACGAAGGCTCAGCGGTTCAGTTCTTAGGAGCTAATCCTGAGACAACCTTTATTGACCTTAAAAGTGAAGCGGATGCATTCGAGTACCTTAGCAGACTTGAGAAGTTTGTAAAGACCTCAGACGCAACAGACGAAACACTTGAAAAACTAGAAAATCAACTCAAATCACTTTTGGACGTTCTAAAGCCAGCCGAAGCTACTTTGGAAATTAAAGAAGCCGACGCGGTCGAAATAATAACAATTAACGAACTTAAAAAACAATTTGAATCATGGAAAATCTAACTTTGGATGCCGTTAAAGCGGTAATCGCAGAAGCTGGCGAAGCTCTAAAGGCAAAAGCTAGTAACGCCGAAGTAAAAGCCAATGAGGCTTTCGAAAAGGCAGAAGCATTGTTAAAATCATTCGACAATGTAGTAAGTAAAGAAGATGCAGCAGAAATGCAGAAGCAACTTGATAAGCTTGACATCGCAATGCAAAAAAGCGCAGTTGAGAAAGAGGTAAGCGGTGAGGATTTCAAAACCGCATTTATGAAGGCTTACGCTCCAGTAAAAGCAGAAATCGAAAGATTGAAGTCTGAGCCTAACGCTCGTCTTAAAGCTCCTTTGGTATTTGAAATTAACGAGAAGTCAGTTGGAACCATTACTTTGGCTTCAACTATCGCTAACGAAGCTTCTTCTGGACAAGTAACAATCTCCGAGTTTACTGGTGTTGTTTCTCCTATCCGCCAGCGTTTGTTGGTTTACCTTGCTAACGCAAGTGTTGGAGCAATCGGAACTCAATATGCAGTATGGGTTGAAGAATATGACCAGCAAGGAACTCCAGTAATGATTGGCGAAGGTGTTGAGAAAACTCAAATCGACGTTCAATACAAAGAGCAGAGAGCTAAGGTTGAAAAAATCGGTGTACACATGAAGGTTTCTATGGAAATGTTGGAAGATGCCGCTTACTTGGCTTCTTACATCCAAACCAATGGCGTGAAGCGTGTTGAGACTGTAATCGAAAACCAATTGTTTACTGGTAACGGTACATCTCCTCAGCTTGCTGGTTTGCTTTCTAAGTCTACCACTTTCACTGGCGGTTCTATGGCTGGTGGTGTTGAGTCTGCAACTAACTGGGATGTTATCCACGGAATCATCGCTCAAGTAAGAGCTGCGAACGGAACTGCAACAGGAGTATTTGTTGAGACTGGACAGTATCACTTGATGCTTTCTGAGAAGGATGCAGAGAAGCAATATATCTTGCCAGCTGGCGTTACTTTTAACGCAAACGGAGGAATTACTGCTTGGGGTGTAAACATTATCCCAACTAACGCTTTGACTGGAACTGCTGCTAACTTCGTAGGTGGTGATCTTTCAGTTATCAACGTACGTTTGAGAAGCGGACTTCAGGTTGCAATTGGTGAGTCAGGTGATGACTTTATCGACAACTTGAAGACTGTACGTATTGAGCAGCGTTTGGTGCAGTTCATCTCTGCTAACGATACTCCAGTATTGGTTAAAGGAACTTTTGCAGCTGCAAAGGCGCTTCTTGAGACTACTTAATATTGTGTTTGTGTTTTGTGTTTAGTGTAAAAGGGCGGGAATTTTTCCCGCCTTTTTTTGTTTAAAGCGTTTAAAATCATTTACTTTAAAAATAAATAATAAGATATGGCAGATTTTACAATGTGTAAGCCGCAAAGATGCAAGCTTAAAAACACTTGCGAGCGGTACACGGCTAAGGCTAGCGAGATGCAAATTTACTTTAATCAAGAGCCAAGCAACCAGGACGGAACAAAATGCGAAATGTATTTCAAGAAAAATTGTAAGCCTTGTGGCGAAATATAATTATGAAAAAACCTACAAAAAAAACGCTTAATTCAATTGACATGATTAAAATCATGGAATCAATTCCAAATGATGATACCAATTTTCAATATATAGATATGAAAGCTGGAGAAGAGCATTATAGATTACTTGCCTGGATTGGTGGCCAGGTAAAAGGTAATATTATGGAATTAGGGACTTTTAGAGGACATTCAGCTATTTGTCTTGCTAAATCAGGAAATCAGGTATTTAGCTTTGATGTTGAAGATTATATTTCTTTAAATTATAAGCCTGAGAATGTTAATTTTTTAATAAGGGAAAACGGACATTTATTAATTGATGATTCTTTTGATTTATTGTTTATTGACACAATGCACGATGGCATTTACGAACAACAAGTATTAAACCATTTAAGGGATATTAAATGGAAAGGAATAGTTTTAATGGATGACATTTTGCTTTTTGAGGAACTATCTAAACTTTGGAAAGAAATACCAGAGCAGAAAGCAGATTGGACAGATATTGGTCATCATTCAGGTACAGGAATAATTTGGTTTAAATGAAATTATCAATTTTAGTCCCTTCAGTAGCAGAGCGAAGAAAAACCTTTTTGCCTAAATCATTGGATATGCTTTATGGTCAATTAGAAGCATTGCCAGAGCAAGACCAAAAGGAGGTTGAAATTATCTATTTAATTGATAATAAAACGATAATGCTTGGAGACAAGCGAAACATTTTGGTAGACATGGCAAATGGCGAATACATTGCATTTGTTGATTGCGATGATAGGATAAGCTCAGATTATATTTTAAGCCTTTTAGAAGGCATAAAAAGCAATGCAGATGCGATTGTATTTTTAGCCGAGGTATCATTAAATGGAAATCCGCCAAAGATTTGCAGGTATTCTAAAGATTACATTAGGGACTATAACACCGAAACTGAATATCATAGGTTGCCAAACCATATTCCTTGTATAAAAAAGTCAATAAGTAAAAAGGCTTCTTTTCCTTCACTGAAAAGAGCTGAAGACTCAGGCTATGCAAAGTTATTAAGGCCATATATAAGTACTGAGCATAAGATAGACAAGGTGCTTTATTATTACGATTATAATGATATGACTACCGTCGCTCAAGAGGATATTTTAGAAATTAGACATAAAAAAGCAAATATGGGAAAAATTGTTGCAGATGTTGTGTTTATAAGCAATGCTCAAAAACTTGGAAAAGATTTTACCCAAATGGCAATAGATACGGCAATTAAAGGTGCTAATGGATTGAGAATTAATTGCATTGTAATTGAATCAATGCCAAACATATTTTATAAAAACGCAAGTACATTTAATCCTGACAAAGATTTTAATTATAATTACTATTTAAATTTTGGAGCGGTTCGAGGAAATGCTCCTTGGATTATGTTTTGCAATAATGATTTAATATTCCGAAATGGATGGCTTCACGCTTTAATTTCAGCAGACTATCCTATAGTAAGTCCAATTTCCCCAAAAGATTTTAGGCAAAAAGATATAACAGAAAATGAAATTGGTTGGCAATGCGGAAGGAATTTATCTGGATGGGCATTTATGATGAAACGCGATTTATGGAATCAAATAGGAGGCTTGGACAATGATTTTGATTTTTGGTTTGCAGATAATAGCTTAATTGGTCAACTAAAAAAAATAGATTTACCTCCAATGCTTGTGCCTTCTAGTAGAGTTGACCATATTGGAAGCCAGACATTTAAAACAAAAACAATAGACGAAAGGAATGATTTAATGTGGTCAAAATTAGATTTATTTAACCAGAAATATAACGAGACTTTATTTAATGATCACCCAAACTTTATCCAATGGAAAAAATCGCAATCTGTATAACTACTAGGAATAGGCATTCTGTTTTAGATTTTTCTTTAGCTGAATGGAAAAAATATAAACCTAAAAATTCTAAAATATTTATTGTTGATGATGCATCTACTATACCAGTAAAGAATTCAAGTTTTAGGTTTAATAATCAGCAAGGCATAGCAAAAGCAAAAAATAAATGCTTGGAATTAGCTGAGGATTTTGATTTTGTTTTTTTAGCAGACGATGACATTTACCCAAAAATTAAAGGATGGGAAAAACCTTATATTAAATCCAACCTAAATCATTTGGCTTTGACATTTGAAAAAAATCATCGAAATCAATTTTATAGTCCATCAGTAAGAAAAGAAGGAGAATGGAACGGCTTTACAACTTATAAAGCTCCAAATGGATGTTTGCTTTTTTTAACACAAAAGGCAATTAAAACCGCTGGAGGTATGAGGCCAGAATTTAGCATATGGGGATTTGAACACGTTGAATACAGTCAAAGAATTAACCTATTAGGATTAACTCCTCATCCTTACATTGATGTGCCAAATAGCTTAGATTTATTTCACGTTTGCGATTATTACAATGAGGTTAGAAGTTCAATTCCAATAGATGTAAAAAGAGAAAGTGGAAAACATAATTTAAAAGTATGGGAGGAGCTTGGAGGTAAATCAGAATTTGTTTCTTACAAATGAGAATATTTTATTCAAACCCGTTTAGCTTAGACAAAAATATAGGTAAAGCCTACAACGAATACTTGTCGAGCCTAAACGCAAACGATGAGGATTGGATTGTAATGCAAGACGGTGACATTCTTTATTTAACGCCTGATTGGGGCAAAAGAATACACGATGCTTTGGTTTTAGATGGAGACAAATTTGGTTTGGTTGGATGCTACACGAATAGACTAAGAAGCAAACACCAATTGCACAATAAAGAATTTAGCTACGACCTAAACGTAAAAAATCATTATGAGATAGCGTTAACGTACGGGGGGGGTGGGGTGCAAGAAATCAAAGAGTACATCGCTGGCTTTTTTATGTGTTTTCAATACAAGACTTGGCGTAAAATTAAGTTCGACGAAAATACCTTAGCTTTTGATTCATTGTTTTCGATGCGAGTAAAAGAGATTGGTTTAAAGATTGGTTTAATCCGTTCGCTTTACGTTTTCCATAGTTACCGACTTTGGGCAGACGTTGAGCCTTGGAATGAGAAAAAACATTTACTAAAATAAATTGGTATCTTTATGATAAAATTATTGATTGACCTTGCACCATTTGAGAAAGGCGAAGTATTAAGCGTAGGCAAGACCTACGACACGTATTTAGTCGATAAAGGAATGGCGGTTTGGGTCAAAGTGGACAAAGAAAAAATAAAAACGAAATGAGCGTAGTTAGACCTTTAGAAATTGCGTACAATTACCAGGTAGCTACTGAGCCAATTACCTTGGCGGAGGCAAAAGCTTGGTTACAAATTGACTTTACCGATTGGGATTCCTTGCTAACTAGCCAATTGATTCCAGCGGCTAGAATCGAAAGCGAAAAGGCCAGCGGTATGCTTTACGTTCAACGTAATGTGACCATTTCAAACAACAAGCGAGACGAAAGGATTTATCCAATTGGGCCTTGGGTTTCAGATGTTACAACGGACGAAACCGAGATTGAAAATTACACTTACTCAGCTGGCTTTAATAATTCTAATCCTTTGCCACAAGACCTAAAAGTTGCGATGCTTAGAAGGATAGCGACTGATTTCGCGTATCGTCAAAACTTAATTACAGTACAAGAACAATACGCGCAGAAGAATAGCATTACAACTGAGTTGAAATATAGAGCTGACTTATTTGTATGATAAACTTTGGGAAATACGATCAAAAGGTTTCTTTTGTAAACTTTCAAGCAATTAGTGACGGCGCTGGAGGTACTACGGTAACTCCAACTACTTCTTTAACTACATTTGCGGCGGTTACCCAAAGAAGGGCAAATAATGACTTGGAGTCTGGCGAAATGGTCTTACCAAACACTTATGAGTTTAGAATTCAATTTAGAGCATCTTTTGTGCCTAGCGAAAGTTTCCAGATTTTATATCAATCAAAGTATCACAAAATTACTGGCGTACAACTTGACCAACAAAGGCAACACAAAGAGTACATTATAACTGCTGTAGGTGTATGAGCGTAAAGGTTAAAGGTTTAGATAAAGCACTAGCTGATTTAGATAAAAAAGGAGATGCTATCGTTAATGCCGTTAAAAATACTTTGGCTAGCACAGCTACTGATATTGAAATTCAGGCTAGTATAAATGCACCAACATCGTATCAAATTGGAGATGCGACAATTAATTTAAGTTTTATTCAGCAAAAAATTAACAAAAAAGTTTTTGACAACGGATTATATTGGAATATTGGTTTAGATGTTCCAAGTAATGGAGAACAATGGGAAGCTTGGATGGAATTTGGTACTGGATTAAGTGCGCGAGATATTTTATCTAATCCACAATATTCTCAAGAGGTTCGAGATATTGCAAGGCGTTTTTACCGAAATGGTAAAGGTCGTATTATTGGCAAACCTTATCTTATGCCAGCATTTTATAGAAATACTGCTAATTTAGTAGATGATATGGTAAAGGAAATAAATGATGCTA